GTGGTTTACAGTAACAAAGATAAGTACTACCAAAGAAGGAGGTTTTAAAGGTAAGGATAAAGGGCAAGTAATGCAAGATACAAATGCAGCAGTAACAAATGCAAAGGGAGTAGTTAACACTTTAAAAGTACCAATATTAATTATGGGATTTGGAGCTAATTATGCTGTATATGTTCATGAGAATGTAGGAGCAAATTTTACAGGTGGTGGGGAAGTAGGGGATAGAAGACAGGGAGCAGGTGCAAAATTTTTACAAGCCTCGTTAAACAGAAATAAAAGAGAAGTATTAAAAATATTAGCAACTAAAACACAAATACCAAAATAAATAAATGAATGCAGCAAGTTTTGACATAAAGGATATATTAGAGGATGAAAGTGATTTAGGTTTAACTTTTGCAACTAATTTATTTATTGCACAAGAACCAACATCTCCAAATAATTGTGTAGCTGTATTTGATACTCCTGGAGGAGCTCCTCAGCTTACATTTGATAAAACAGAAATATATGAATACCCATCTATACAAGTAAGAGTTAGAAATACAAGTTTTACAACTGGATGGGATTTAGCAAACAAAATAAAGGACTTATTACATGGGCTTTCCCAAGAGACCATTAACAGTACTTTGTATAGTGTAGTTTACTGCACGAATGGTCCAGTATTGCTTGACTGGGATGAAAATAATAGAGCAAGAATTATTGTAAACTTTAACCTCCAAAGGCGATAAGTTTATAACGTTATTAATAATTAAAAAGAGAAAGGAGAAAAACAAATGGCTAGTAATGCAGTATCTGGAGTGGGAACAGTATTTCAAAAGTGGGACGCTGTTTCAGGTGGATGGACTAAAATTGCTGAAATAAATTCAATTACAGGACCAGGAATGTCAAGAGAAACAATAGAAGTTACATCTCTCGATAGTACAGGTGGGTATAAAGAATTTATAGCAAGTTTTAGAGATGGAGGAACCGTAAGTTTAAGTATGAATTTTACAAGAACGACTTATGATTCAATGAAAACTGATTTTGAGAGTGATACAGCTCAAAATTATGAGATAGTATTACCCGATGCGGAGGATACGAGTTTTGAATTTGCAGGGTTAGTAACAGAATTACCATTAACAATTACAGGAGATGATAAAATTACTTGTGATGTAGTAATAAAAGTAAGTGGTGAGGTTACAGTGAACTCAGGTTCAACAAGCTCATAGTAATTTTTAAAAATACTAATCAAGTATTTAATTTAATTTAATTTTTAACCAAAAAATTTAGAAAAAAATGATTTTAAACAGAGAAAAACTTTTAACAAAAGAAGTATTAGAAGTAAGAAAAGTAGATTTAGGCAAAGGTGAATTTGTCTATGTAAAACAAATGACAGGTCACGAAAGGGATAATTTTGAACGTTCCCTTTTAAAAGAAGTTAAAAAAGGAAATGAATTAGATTATGTTCGTTCATTAGAAGATTTTAGAGCAAAATTAGCAGTAAATACATTATGTGATAAAGAAGGTATTTTATTATTAAAACCAATGGATTACCCAATATTATCACAATCAATGAGTGCTGCACGATTAGAAAAGATTGTTAACATTTCACAAGAAATGAATGCTATAAAAGAAGAAGATAAGGAGAAGTTAGTAAAAAACTAAGAAGGCGTCCAGAACGCCTATTTTATTTTCGATTGTGTAAAGAGCTTGGGTATATCCATCCAGATTATATGTTGAATGATTTAACTTGTAATCAAATAAGTGAATGGGAGGCATTTAATAAATTAGAGCCAATTGGAAACTGGAGAATGGATTTACAATTTGCACAATTACAAAGTACAATTACTAATATTTTTATTTCTTTATATGGTAAAAAAGGAGCAAAAGAGACAAAAGCAGATGATTTTATGATTAAATGGGATGGGGTTGAAAAAGTTGAAATTAAAAAACAATCAGTACAAGATATGAAATCTATATTAATGGCTTTAGCAAAAGCAAGTAAGAAAAATAAAAAGAAGAAAAAATGAATATAGGAAGTTTAACGGCAAGTTTAGGAGTAGATACAATAGGATTAATGCAGGCTGAAAAGCAGTTTAAAGCATTTGAGATGAAGGCAAATTCTTCATTAGCCCGTGTAAATGCATCTTTACGAACCGTTGGGACTTCAATGAAGAAATTTGGTTCAAGTGCTTCATTATATTTAACAGCACCATTATTATTAGTAGGAGGGGCTGCATTTAAGATGTCAATGGATTTTGAAGAATCAATGAGTAAGATTATTGGTTTGGTGGGAGTTTCTAAAACACAAGTAGAATCCTGGAGTAAAGAGTTAATTACAATGGGACCACGTCTTGGAAAATCTCCAAAAGAATTAGCGGATGCTTTATTTTTTATTACCTCAGCAGGACTTAGAGGAGCACAAGCATTAGATGTATTAAATATGTCTGCAAAGGCATCAGCCTCAGGATTAGGGGAAACAAAAGTAGTGGCTGATATTGTTACATCAGCAATGAATGCTTATGGTTCAGCGGCTTTAAATGCTACACAAGCGACAGATATTTTAGTAGGGGCAGTAAGAGAAGGTAAGGCAGAGGCAGGAGCTTTAACAGCAAGTTTGGGGACAGTTCTTCCAATTGCTTCAAATATGGGAGTATCTTTTGACCAAGTTGCAGCCGCAGTAGCAGCAATGACTAGAACAGGTACAAATGCATCAACTGCTTCAATGCAATTGAGACAAATAATGGCATCATTACTAAAACCAACTGATATGGCAAAAGAAGCTTTATTAGGTATGGGAACATCAGCTAGTGGATTGAGAAAAATGCTTAAAGAGGATGGATTAATAGCGACATTAACAAAATTAAAAGATGTAACAGGGAAATATGGTGAGGAAGCAATGACAAAAGTGTTTCCAAATATTAGAGCTTTATCTGGAGTATTAGATTTAGTTGGTAGTAATGCAGAGGATAATATAAAAGTTTTTAAATCACTTTCCAATTCAACAGGCTCTTTAAACAAAGCATTTAAGGAAGCAACTGAAACGGACGCCTATAAATATCAGAAAATGATGGCTTCTTTAAAAGCTACTATGATTTCATTAGGAAAAACATTATCTACCACTTTTGTTCCTATTTTAGAAGCAGTAGCAAAAAAGGTAAATCAATTAACAGAGTGGTTCCAAAATCTTACATCTACTCAACAAGCATTATTAGGAAAAGTTGTATTATTTGCAGCAGCTTTAGGACCAGTAAGTAAAATTTTAGGATTTCTTATTGGAAATGTAATGCCTATGTTATTAACAGGAGTGGCAAAATTAATACCTTTAATAAGAACATTGACAATGGCAATGGCATCTAACCCTATATTAGCGTTTGCAACGGCTATTTTAGTGGTGGGAACAGCCTTAGTGGTATTAAACAATAGAATGTCTGAAAGTGAGCGAATACAGGCTAGTTTAAACGATGTACGACAATCAGCTGTTAATCATATTACAGACCAAAAAGTGCAGGTAGAACAATTGTATAGAGTAGCAAAAAATGAAGCTATTACGATTGAAAGAAGAAAAGCAGCTATAAAGAAAATAAATGAGATTTCTCCTGAGTATCTTAAAAATATCACTTTAGAAACGATTAACACAGTAGCAGCTACAAAGGCAAAGGATAATTATTTACAAGCAATATTAAAAGAGGCTAAGATAAAAGGGCACCAGACAGATATTGCTGATTTACAGAAACAATATTACAAGGAGATAGAACAAGGTAGTGCAAGAGCATTAAGTTTCGGACAAAAAATAGAAAAAGCAAGTAGAGGGGGAATACAATTAACTGTAGAACAATTTACATGTGGTTTGATACGTATGAATTTGGCAGAAGAATATGCAACTGCACAATCGCAACAAAATTGGAGTGATAGAAATTCATTTATACAAAAAAGTATTGAAAAATTACAAGAATATATTGATGAATTAGAAAATCCTATTGATTATGGTTTTAATATAGAAGATATTTTAAATCCAAAAGGGTTTAATATGATACCAAAGAAAATAAGTCCATTTAGTATGGTTCCTTCAAGTGGAGGAACGTTAAATGCAGAGGATATAATAGACCCAAAACTACAGGAAATAATAAAAGGAGTTGATGAACAGTTAAGAGTTCATCATGTTTTAGGGCAACAAAATATAAAAGATTATAGTGAATTAGCAAAAAATAATGAAACATATACACAGGCATTATCAACATTAGCGAGTGCAGGATATGGGGCAGCATCAGAACAGATGGTAAAATATCGTAATGCAATTAAAGCAGTAAGGGAAGAGACAGAAAAACGAAAACCATCAACTGCATATTTAAATTCTCTGAAAGATACAATACCTGTAATGCAGGATTATGAAACGGTTTTACAAAATGTTCAGGATAAATTACATGCACAAGAAGAATTACAGAAAGTATTTGGAGATATTTATAATACAAATGCTCAGAAAGCAGATATATATAGAGATGCAATTGAAAGATTAACTCCAATACTCGGTGCTAATAGTGTACAGGTACAGATGTATATTGGATTATTAAAAAAATTAGGAGAAACGATTACTAAGGTTTCCGAGGAAACAGTGGCATTAGGACAATTTTTACAATCAACATTTTCTCAATTTGGTAGAGTGATAGCAGACACTTTATTAAGTGCAGATGCTTCAATGGAAAGTTTTGTTACAAATATGGGGAATTTCTTATTATCATTAATAAAAAGATTTGTAGCAGCAGCTGTAGCGGCATTAGCATTAGCAGTAGCCATTAGTCTAATTCCTGGAATGGGAATTGATATAGGTGGAAAAGCATTAGAGGGAATGAAATTTGGTAAAGCCTTTATGGCAGGATTTGGTAAATTTGCAATGGGAATGGCTACTGGAGGGCAAGTTCCTGGGGGGTACCCTAATGATAGTTACCCTGCTATGCTTACGAGTAAAGAACGGGTTTTAAATCCTATTCAGTTTGACAACTTATTGAATAAAGGGGGCGGTGATATTAATATAAATATCAAAGGAGTTGTAGAAGGAGAAGATTTACATTATATAGTACAGCAAATAGAAAGAAAACATAATAACAGCTTTTAAAAGAAAAATATGGCTTACGTTTCAAAATTTTATTATCAGTTTTATGATTTAGGAAATCATTTACATAAGATTGAACTACTATTAAAGGATTATAGTGGAGGAGAAACTGCAATTCAAACAGGAGCAGCCGAGCCTATTACATTTTCTCATAAAGGGAGTTTAGATAATACTGAAATTATATTACCACAAACATTAACCTTTGATTTTGTAATTCCTTCTGCTGATATTGCTGATTATATTGATATTTTTGAAAGTGGTTATAAAGACTATAAATTAAAATATTATATTTCTACTCAGTTAGAATTTGAAGGATGGGTAAAACCAGAGTTACTTCACAAAGAATATAAAACAGATGCTCCAAATATTCCTATATCAATTACTGCTGTTGATGGATTAATAGATTTAAAAGATATTCCTTTTGATTCTATTATTGATGATAGAGTTACTATTTTATTTGCCTTAAAAACAGCTTTAACACATGTAGAAATTGATTTAAATTTTTCAATTCAATTAAATACATATGAAAGTACACATATGGCAAGCACTGATTGTGCTTTATCTGATATATATTTTAATACTGCAAGACTTATAAATGTAAAAACCGATACAAATTCATATACATGTTGGGAAAGCATTGAGATGCTTTTAAGGGATTTTGATTGTATATTAATGCAATATAAAGGGTATTATCAAATAAGTAATAGGAATGAA